GAGCGAGCCCTACCGTTTCGGGCCGATGTCGTCGCGCGAGCGGCGGATCGTGCATCTGGCGCTGCGCGAGGAAAAAGATTTGCCCACCGAGACGGTCAAGTCCTGGTAGTCGGGGCCGATGACGTAAATCTGCGTGGTGATGAGCCGGCGCGGCTGAAGGTAATTGCACACCGCTTGCAAAAAGAAGCCGTCAGGCACCGGACCTTGGGGTGTGGTCGGATCGTTGGGGATAACAATGACGGTAACTACGCCCGACACAGAGACGCCGGCATTGGGCTGATAGAGCGGCAGCACTTCCACGCGTCCGAGGTCGATTCCCGGCGTGCTCCAGACCACATCGCTGAAGTCGTCCGCGGAGACGGCACGATTGGGATTCTGCACATAGAGCGGGATGCGCGCTTCGGCCTCGTCAAGACTCTCACCCGCGGTGCCGCCGGTGGTAGGCAGCGGATTCGAGACTACAAAGCCGGTGGGAAGCTGCGGGCTGCTCTTGATCGCGCCGATGCCCACATTGCCGGCGACTCCGCCGCCATAGGAGTAGCTGGCGAATATCTTGGCTCCGGCCGGCGGACGCGCGCCCTCGACGCCGGTACCGAACGTCACGGTGCCGGAAGCGCTGTCCACGGTGAAGACCTGCGAAGCGGCGGAGCCGGTCACTTCGGATGGTGCGGCCAGCAGGTCGTCGGTGAGGGACCATGCCACGCCGTTGACGGTGATCTGCACGGTGGAGACGACGACCGGCGTGTTCATCAGCGTGTAGCTTTGGTCGGGTTCTCCGGTGCCTGTGCCCAACAGTTCCACAGGAACCTGTATCTGCTGCGTGACTTTGGTGGCGTTGATGTCGAGCCAGTTGAACTGTGCCACGGCGTTTGTGGGTGCCTGCGCATCGGAGGGCAACGGCAGGCGCACGCGAATCCAGGTGACGACGCTCGCGGCGATGCTGGGCTGGTCCTGCAGCGAAGGTGGAAAATCGCCCACGCCTTCTTCCAGCGGACCAAGCGTCCACGCGCCGATCGAAGCGGCTCCAGGAAGCGTGAGCTGCACCAGCGTGGGCTCTGAAAGCGGGTCGCCGTCGGCAACGCTGTCGAGCGCTTGATACACGGGCGTGTTGCTCGCCGTGAGCTGCCCGGTGGCAATCTCGTAGACCAGCGGTGAGGTGTGCGTGCTCGATGGCGTGCCCGGCTGGATGACCGCTTGCGTGCTGATGGGAACCGGTGCAATGCCCAGCGTTACCGTGCTGCCGGCAATGGTCTGGCGCACATTGTTGATCGCGGATGCAAGCTGCGCCGCCGTGGCGTTGCCCGGAGGCGTGTCGACGTCGCGCAGCAGCAGCGCGATCCACAATGCACGATCGACGATGCTGCCGTCGCTGAGGTCGGCAACCGGCAGGCTTGAGGCGCTGGCCGGCGGATCGAAGGGCTGCGTCTGGTAGTACTCGAGCGAGGTCGTCGAGGTCTGGCAGGCGGCATAAAGCTGCTGATACACCTGCTGCGCGCTCTGCTGGTCCGCGGCCGACACCGCTTGGCGCACAAACACCTGCGATTCGACCGGCAACACATCCAGTCCATCGGTAGTCATAAAGCCGGTGGCCCCGGCGGAAACGGGAAGCTGCGGCGGCAGAGTCACGGTCTCCAGCGGACCCTTGGGATTGCCGAAGGTAACGAACCCCGTCGCGGCCTGCGCGGCCTGCATCGGCACGCCCAGCAGGTTGAGAAACTTGATGCGGTTCTGATCCGGAATCTGGTTGCAGAGGTACGAAAGGTTGTCCACCATGAACGCGAACAACTGCAGGATGGTGACACCGGGATCGGTGTTGTTCTGGTAATTCGTGTACTCAGGGTTGTGGACAGGGATCCGCGTCAGCGCCTCGGTGAGGATCTGCTGGTAAGTCTGCGGCTGAATGACCGGTGGCGTGAGCGACATAAGTCAACCTTGCAGTTGCAGTGAGAGCGTGATCTGGTTGGGTAGCTGGTTCGCGATCAAACGGTACTGAATGGTGGCGATGGCGGCTTGCGTGTTATTGGGGTCAGCGTCGACCGAGACCGAATCGAGGCTGATGCGCGGCTCCCAGAGTTGTAACGCGCGCGAGATTTCCTGCTCGATGGATTTGCGCGTGGACGGATTGTTGGGCGCGAAGAGAAATGTGCGCAGCGACGAGCCGTAGGAGGGAAACATCAATCTCTCGCCGAGGCGCGTCAGCAGTTGGATCTGGATGGACTCGCGCACGTTCTCGGCACCCACTGACATCGCCCACTGGCCGGTGGCGTCGAGATGCGGCGGAAACGCTATCCCTTGTCCGAAGATTTGCGCTGGCTCGAGCGGCATGGTTATTTATTCCCCTGCAATGTCGGCACCGGCAGACAGATTTTGAAGAACGGAATCCAGAAGAAAATGAGGTTGAGCGCAATGACGATGACAAACAGCAGAATCATGGCGCAGATCGTGATGATCGGGATGGAGAAAGAGCAGATCCAGCCGATGCCGATGCTGCCCGGCGGGTTGAGGCTGCCCGTCGACAGGCCCTGCAGGCTGGCGGCGCGCGACATCTGGTTACGCAATTCGGGAGGCAGCAGGAACGAGATTCCCTTGTCGTATTTGCGCAGCGCGGCCAGCGAGGTGTCGAGCGGCAGCGCCACTTGAACGCGGCGCGCCGGCGCGTCGGGATCGTAGTAGCCCGCAAGCTGGAATGGCTGGCTGGGCGGGCTCATGACGCTGCGGTTGGCAATGGCTGCGCACTGCGGCCGCACGTACACGCAGCGCACGATAAACCAGTAGTTGCCTTGCGGATCGGTGGGGTTTTGCGGCACTGGCTGGGGCGACGGCGGTTGGTTCACTGTACCAAGCGGAGGCAGCGCGGCGTCGACCCGCGTCTGCAGGCTGAGCGGGCCAATGATGCCGCTGTCGGTGAGCGAAAATTGCGGATAACCCGCCGGCAGCGCGTCGGCCGATCCCAGAGCTTCGAACTGCGGTTCGTATTGGTTGGCTTTGAGGATCGCCTGCTGAAGGTTCGCGCCCATCCCGTTGTAAAGCGCCAGCTCGGCAAGCGTAAGCTGACCGGTGTTGGCGCTGTTCTGGAGAGCCTCCCACACATTGGGAATCCAGCTGCTGAGGAAGCTCGCGAAATCGGCGAGGATAAAAGCGGAAGAAATCTGCGCGCTGGTCTTGTCGTTGCTCTGGTCAGCGGCGGAGAGGCCATGCCACCAGTGGTGGAGCTGTCGCCACGGCATGATCACGGTGCGATTGAGCATGTCTGCGCGCGGGTCTTGGGTGGCGTCACTCGCATCGGCGCTCGCGCCGGAGGATTCAGCCCCCGCGCCGCTCGCTGTAATGCCGCCGGCATCGCCCAGCGTTTGCGCGGAAACATATTGCTCCCGGCGCGAAGCCGGAATTAGCCCCACCAGCGTGCGCCGCGACGCACCGTTGCCGGCGGTCTGCGAGGGAGCCAGCGGCATCTGAATCTCACCGGCCACCAGGCTGGTGGGAGGGAAGGCCACCTCGGGCGAAGGCTGTGGCACCTGCGTCCAGCCCGGCTGCGCGCTCGCAGCCGCATTCGACGGCGCGGTCCACGCGTACTCGATGCACTTGGTCGCATCGTAGGTGGCCAGGTCGGCAGTGGTGTAACTGGGCTTGGGGCGCAGTTGCCTCACAACAAATGCCACCGCCTCGCCCGCGCCTTGATCGATGGTGTGGTCGGGCAGCCCCGGCTTGCGGCACACCAGCGACGCCGCAATCACGTAGAAGCGCGACTGTACCGGCTGGAAGAGCTTGAGCGGCTGCGAGCCGGCATTGTCGAGGCCGGCGGCGGGCTGCGTCCAAGTTTCGCCCTGTGCGTAATAGTTGCGCAGCGTCTGCGGTGAGCTTTGCAGCACGCTTTGCAAGTCGGACATGAACGTGTCGGTCGCGAAACGCAGAATGACCGGGCGGCGAAAGCCGGTCGTATCGGCTTGGCCGCTCAGCTCGCTCCATAGCGGCGAGGCCGTCAGCCATTGCACGTTGGCGGTCAAAGTGGAGCTTGTGGTCACCATATGTTGCCCGCTCCCGGCGTATAGCTGGCGCTCACCACGCTGTTGGTGATCACCGTGTCGGCCTGCACCACGCCGCTGAAGGCTGACATGCCCGCGCTCACGTTCACCATGCCGGCGCTCGCTGTCACCTGCGAAGCGGTTACGGAGACCTGCGATGAGGTGTTGACGGTGATGCCGCTCGTATTCAACTGGATCGAGTTGCCGTTGCTGTCTTGAAAGAGGATGGAGCCTGGCCCATCCTGGAGCACGATCTTCTGCCCGCCTGGCGTCTCCAGCGTCAGGCTTTCCGAACCTTGCGTATCGTCCATGGTGATGGCCACGCCGTTGCGCGAGCGCAGTTTCTTGATGTTGTTGTTGCCCGCCCCATCCATCGCTTGCGGCGGCGCGTCCACGCCATTCCACAACGCGCCAATGACGCACGGATTGCGCGGGTCCCCGGCCATGAACATCACCAGCACCTCGACCCCGACATCGGGAATGAACCAGCTTCCCTGGTTGTTGCCGGCCATGAATGTGCCCAGCCGCGCCCAGGCTTGGTATGACCCGCCCGCGGAGTCCGGCGACCATGGCAGCGAAATCTGCACGCGCCCTTGATTATTGGGGTCGACCACGTTCACCACCACGGCCGGATAGACGCCGTAGAAGCGTCCGCCAAAGCCGCGCGCCGACCGCGCCGCAACAATCTCGTCCATCTCCAGCGTTGCCTGCATTAAGCCACCCCAATGCCCGGCCGCTCCACGGCGAACCAGGTTCGATAGCCCTTTTTCTGTTCGAAGAAATGCCGCGCGGCGGTCACATAAAACGTCCCGTTGAACAGGTTGCCTAGCCCTTGCAGCGTCAAGCTCGTGCCGACCTGGATACGCCCGTCGCCGTCCGCCACGCCTGTGCCGGTCACGAAACGCCGCGCCCAGCGCCGGTAATATGCTTCGGCCAGGGCTTGTGTTTCCTGCGTGGTGAAGGGCATCTCGTGCACCACCTGCTGATCGCGCTGCCCGATGGCCTGCTGCAGGATATCGCTGCCCCCGGTATCGCCATTGAGCTCGCCGCCCAGCGTGGAACTGGTGGCGCGGTAGCTCAGCGTCTGCTTCGCTGAAACATCCCATCCGCTCACCGTGAAGCCAACGGACTGATCGGCTAGATCGGCGGTGCAGAGGAATTCGAAAAGCCCCTGGCCATAGGTGAGCGTGAGGTCGTTGGCATTGCGCTTGCTCCGCGAGACGACGTTGAGTTGTTGATTGTCCACCCATAGTTCCGCGTCGCATGCCCGCGCGCGCTCGCGGAGAAACGCGAGGTCGCTCTGGTTCACCTGCGCAAGCACTGTGTACGTAGGGCCGGAGACGTCGATATTGGCCTGCAGGCCTTGCTGCGAGGCCACCTGTTGAAAGAGGTCCGAGTCGCTCATGTTTTCGAAGGCGCGCGTGCGGCGGGTCATGCGCAAATCCTGCAGCCGATCCTCGGCCTTGATGAGAACCTCGGGCGGTCGCGTGCTGGGAAAGCGCCCTTCGAGCGCGGTGATGGTCCCGGAGAAGATGGTCGCCGATGCGGTGCCGGTGCCCATCTGGATGTTGATGGCTTTGCCGAAGTCCAGCAGCGTGCGGTCGAAGTAGACGAATCCGAAGCCGTCGTTGACGCGGTCGAAGTTGGCGAACGTCAACTCGGCGCGATAGAGACCTTCCACATCCTCCTCCACCATGAGGCCGAGCAGGCGCTCGCTCAGCAGCGGCTGCGTCTGCCCCGCGATGGTGAGCGTGGGCCGCGATCCATAAACCGGGGATGTTTGTCCGGCATCCGGCATGGCAATTCATTCCTCTATGTCTCTGACCGCTTGATCCTGTACCACCGAGGGTGCCCAGGTCTCCGGGGTCCCCGGCGGGTGGTCGTTGCCCGCTGGTGTGGAGGCCTCGATTCTGAGACCCGGGATACTACGAATCGAGATGTACGAGATCACCCGGTCAGAGACCTAATGAGCAAACACCCGCAGCTTGTTGCGCTTTTCGCGGTCGAGAATAGCCAGCAGATCCTGCGGGTTGAGCTGCGGCTTCTCCGCGGGCGGCGTCTGGCCCGAGCCATCGGCCTTTGCGGCCTCCGGCTCGAGCACCACTTCGAGATCGTTGATGATGACGGCCATGCTGCGCTCCTGTGCGGTGTTCCTAAGTGGTGATGGACAGGTTGATCATGGAACCGGCCTGTAACAGCCGCGGATTGGTGATGTTATTGGCTTGCGCAACCCCCTGCCAGTTGCTCACGCCGGCCTTGGCAGCGAGCTGGGAGAGCGAATCGCCTGCGTTCGCAGTGGCCAGCGGCGCCGTGCCCACCGCGCCCGATTGCGGCCCTCCGGCCTGCGAGTACTCGAACTTCAGGTCGTGCTTTGAAAGATTGATCGCGACATTCGAGCGCAATGGAACGCCATCGGGCGAGAACAGGTCGATGGTCTCTTCCATCGAATCCATGGTGCCGTTGAAGATGAACGAGCCCCATTGGAACTTGAGGCTCGGCGGCACGGGCGTCTGTTGCTGCGCGGCGGTGGGCGTCTGCACGGTCATGAAATAGACCAGCGCTTCCGTGAGCTTGCGAACATCGCCATTGGCAGGCGGAGCGTTGTCACGCAAAGGCAAAGTCACGTCGAACCACAGCTCCATGGCGAGCTTGGTGGTGCCGGTGCCCACAAACTGCGTCGAGGAGCCTTGCGGCTTGTCGCCGCTGCCCCAGTCATTGGCATAGGTCAGCTTCAAGGTCTGCGGGTTGAACTGCACGGGCACCGTCTTTCCAGTGCCGGTGACATTACCCTGCGCGTCCTTGAAGACCTCGATCAACTGGGCTTTGGCCAATGTTTGCGGTTGCGGCATCTTCGATTCCTCAGGAGAGCGACTGCCAGGTCATCAGCTCGTAAACGATCGACATCTCCTCGATCGCCAGTAAGCCATCTTTTGCATTGAGAGCGGGCGCCTTGAGCCTCACTGGCAGGCAGCCGCTCAGTTGAAATTCCACCTGCTCGGTACCGTCGCTGCCCAGCATCACGATGCTGGCCGAGCCGCGCAGCCCGCCGCCCCCGGGCGCGGCCGTGGCGTCGAACCAGCTCCAGAGATCGAAGCTCGAGGTCATGCCGCGCTTTAGCGTGAGCTGGCCGTAGCTTACCGGGCCGGCCATGTGCACCGGGCCTGTGTTGCGGCCGCCTTCGCGGATCGTCTTGGGCTCGATGTTCATCTCCAGGCCGTCCGCATCGGAGAACATGGCCGAGCAAACTGTGTCCGAGACTCCGTCGACTTCGATCTCGACCAGAAAGTTGAATGTTGTGAAAGGAACGGTCGCCACCTCAGCCCTCCGCCAGCGTCAGTTGGCCGCCGCTCTGCACGAGCTTGACGGTGAGGAACTGCATGGGAACCGAAGGCGCAACCAGGAGCTGCACAATGAATTGGCCCTGGTCCATCGTGGCCTGCGTGTTCACAGTGGAGTCGACGATCACCTGATAGGAGTCCTGAGCCGAAGCCCCGGCGAATGCGCCTCGCAGCAGCAACTGCTGCATCCACGCTTCGAACTGGCGCCCGACCGAGCGTTGTAGCGACGGCGAGTTGTTCCGGAAAACATAGCGCACCCCTTCACGCAGCGCGAGACGGCGCAGCAGGATGAGAAGACGGCGTACGTTGAGCGGTTCCAGTGGGTCGCCGTCGGGCATGAGCGTTTCCTGGCTGGTGATGAGGAAACCCTCCGGCTGCTGTGCGATCAGGTTGATCTGGCTGGCAGCGAAGCCGAGCGGCGTTGCGGCATCGAGAGCCGGTGCCAGTGCAACCGCATTGGCGAGCGCCACGTTGGCCGCCGCGATCCATGCGCCAAAGTTAAGCGTGGTGGAGGTGATGGCTCCGCAGACCGCGCCATCGGGAACAAGCGAGCGCAGCGACTGCGGCGGTGCGCTTGTGTTGTCCACCGTAACGACCCAGGGATGATACAGCGCGCCGAAGCTGGGCAGTGTTGCCAGCGGATCGCCGGCGAGGGCTGCTCCCAGCTTGGTTCGATAAGCAAGTGCCTCCGAGCGCTTGAAGGAATAGGGCAGGCTCAGGATGGCGGAAAGATCGCCGCGCGCGCCCGCCATCGTCACCAGTCCAGTGTGTACCGCCAGCAGCACCGGCGGCGCGGTGAAGGCGCTTGATGGATCGTAAGGCGGGAAGGGCTGGACGACCCACGGCGACACCGGCGCCGGCGTGGTGCTCACAGTATCGGACCATGGACTCGATGTGCCGTTGCGCGTCAAGCTGACGCGGAAGTAGCTGGACGGTCCCGGCGCAGCCCAGTAGTCGAACCCGTCCGCGGAGCCTTGATAGAGCGTATAGCCGGGATCGGATGTGAAGAGCGGGTCGCTCGAGGTTTCGAGCGTGAAGGAGTCGCCGGGCGCCGCAGCCGGGCTCCAGCTCAGCACCACGCGGTTGCGGTCGGGTACGAGCTGAAGTTGCGGCGCGGCCGGCGATTTGGTATTGCAGGGAGCAAAGTCGCCGTTGCCAAGCGAGACCTGCACCGTCTTCGACCAGGCGCTTGAGCCGTTCGCGCCGTATGCAGAGACGCGATAAGAGAGCACCTGCGGGCACTGCATCGTGCTCGCATACGCGGCAACGGTCACCGGCCCTACATCCAACGAAGATGCTCCGGTGGCGAAAGCAGGATCGCTCGCTTGCGCCACGAGGTAGCCCGCGGCTCCGGCGACTGCATTCCAAGAGATGAGATAGATTCCCTCTTCGTTCGGTATCGTCGCGTTGACCGGATCGGGCGCGGTCAGTGCCGGCGGCATGGCAGCGGCAGGCGTCCAGCCGCTATGAACCGCGTCGGGCACGGCGATCATGCTGATCTCGTCGGTCCCCAGCAGCGCGTGCACGCCTTCCAATGGGCGCGCATTGGGCATCTGGTACTGCACGTAGAAGGCCTGCGCGGACAGTGCGGCGGAGCTTAGGTCTTCCAGCAGCGGGTCGAGGAACAGCTCTTCGTTGAAGACGGTGAGCCCATCCCGGTCGAGCGCCGTTGCGCCGGGCTGCGTGGCGCCTTGTGTGAATCCGGCGTTGACCAGGGCCGTCATGCCGAGTGGAATGCCCACGCAGGCCCCGCCAGCTCCGGCTGCGGACGGTCCTGCCAGAGGGAAGCGCGGGTTGTCGATCACCGCGGAGAGCGCCGCGTATGGAATGGCCGCGGAGCCCGTGACGGGCGCATAGAGCGCGGCGTCTGTGGGCAACAGGCCCCAATACTGCGAATTCAGTGGAGAGAAGCCGAGCCCGGAGATCTGCATCGCCGTCTCGCCCTGCGGCCACGCCCACATTTCGAAGGTCACGATGGAGGATTGCGGAGTTTCCGCGCGGTTGGCGGCCCATGCCGTTGCCGGGTCCGCGGCCCACCACAGCAGCGTGCTGGTGAGCGTTGCCATTTCGCCGGCGGTCGAGCCCGGCGCGCCCGGGCCCGTTTCGATATTCTCCACCTGCGCCAGCAGAGTCTTCTGTCCAAACGCGAGGCGCAGCCATTGCCCCGGCGCGATAGTCATGGCCACGTCGCGTGTCACGCCCAGCGCCAAACCGTTCGCCAAGGAAAAGCTGGAGAACGGCACCGCCGCATCCGACCCGGCGCCCAGAAACGTAACACTGCCGGGATTGCCGGCGGGCACAGCAGCGGTCAATGCGGGCTGAAACCAGAACCAGCGGCCTCCGCTTTCCAGAGCCTCGTAGTAAGCCAGCGTTCCGCTCAAGGGATAGTACAACTGCGCCAGGTCGCCGGGATTCAGGCCCTGCGGCGCTTGCGGCTCCGAGCCGTGGCCGGGCCAGCCGGCGGCCTGCACCGGCAGCGGATTTTCGAGCAGCGTGGCGTTCACGGTAAGATCGTCCGACCAGCTTCCTTCGCAGCGCGCCGAAACCCATCCGGAGTGAAAGGCGCCCTCCGCGTCCACCTGCAAGAGTCCCGGCACCGTCCATGCATTCGAAAGAGCATTCTTCGCCAGGCGCAACACCCAGCAACGCGTGCCTCCATTGCGGAAGAAGGCGCGCACCGCGGGCGGTGTCTGCGCCATCCGCATCTGGCGCAGGTTCTGGTCCCAGGCAAGATCCAGATCCGTTCCGAAGATTTCCTGAAAACGATCCGGATCTTCCACCGCCACCGGCAAGCCGATTGGTCCTGACGGCAAGAACCCCGCGAACGCAGCAATGTCCATGCGCGGCAGCACCGGCGCCGGAGGCAGTGCGACGCTCTCGAAGTAAATGCCCGGAAGCCGCGCGGTGGTAGCCATGTTAGCTCTGCTCGATGCGCTCGGAGATCAGCACCAGTTCTTCTATCGCCACGTCGGTGCCTTTGCCCGTAAGCGCGGGGCCGGTGAGTTTTGTGGGCCGCGCGTTGGTCAGCGTCCACTGCTGCACGGGGCCGTTGTGCTGCTCGTCCATGAGCTGGATGATCACGGTTCGCCCTTGAGTCTGATCGCCATTGCGTACCGCGTCGATCCAGGAGTAAAGCGTAGTTACGTCCCCGATGACGCCGCGCTTGAGCGTGACATCGTTGATCTTGTAGGAGCCGGTGACCTTCACCGGTGAGTTCTCTTTCGAGTTCCCCGTGCGGTACTCGGCCACGTGAATCTCCATTCCCAGACCGGCCACTTCCTGAAAGCCCGCCTTGAAATCGTCCGGGCTGGGTCCGCCGGTGCCCAGATTCACGCGGAAATTAAATTGGCTGTAAGGCGTATCCCGATACGTCGCCATGCTGCTCTCCTTTCGCTGCCCATCCCTGCAGGATCCTGCGGCTCTTGCGCGCTCCGCATCCGGTGAGCCTGCTTCCCGCCCGCTGCGAGTAAGCAAGGCTCACCGTGCTGTTTAGCGTCAACTCGTGCTGCTTGCGGTGAACTGGCCGATGCGGAAGATGACGAACTCCGCCGGACGCAGCAGCGCCACGCCGATCACGCAGATGAGCCGCCCGTTCTCGATGTCGTTTTGCGTCATGGTCGTCTGGTCGCAGCGCACGAAGAAGGCTTGCGCCTTTGTTGATCCCATAAGGTGCCCGCTGACGAACTCGTTGTAGAGAAAGTCCGAGACGATCTGCTGCGTGGCTGCCCACGTATCGGGGCCGTTGTTTTCAAACACCACGTACTGTGTGCCCTCGTCGATGCTCTGCTTCAGGTAGTTCATGTAGCGGCGCAGGTTCACGTACTGCCACTCCGTATCCGAGGTGGCCGTGCGCGCGCCCCATAACAGATAGCCGCGCTGCGGGAAGTAGCGGAAGCAATTTACGCCGATGGGATTGAGCACATCCTGCTGGCCCTTGTTGAGCAGAGTCTCAAAGCCCAGGGCGTCAGTCACGACTTCGTTCGCCGGGGCCTTTTGCGCGCCCACTTCCTGGTCGTTGCGCGCATAGATGCCGGCCACGAAGCCGCTCGGCGGCAGCGTGATTTCGGTATCCGAAACCGGGTCGAGAATCTGCACCCAGGGATAGTAGAGCGCCGCATAGCTCGAGTCGATCTGGCCGCGCCAGGCGCTGATCTGCGCCACGCTGTAGTTGTCCGGCGAGTCGAGCACTGCGATGCGGTACTCCATTTGCTCGCAATGCGTGATGAGGTTGTAGGTCGTCTGCAGAGCGTTCTGATAGGCCGTCGACGTTGGGTCGGTCCCGGCGCCGAAGGTCGAACCGGGCGCCGCCACGATGGAAACATCCGTCACATCCTGGAAAGCCATCAGTCCGGTCTTGGGCGCGGAGGGATCGGGATTGCCGGCATAGTCGGCCGCGGTGGGCTGGTAGCCGTCGGAGCCCCACTCAAGTTGCACCGTGCACCGCCCAAGGTTGCCGCCTGAAGGCAGGCTCGAGATCGCCACCTGCGACACGGCCGGGGTCTGCGCCCGAATCTGGTCGAGGATGATCTGGGCAATTTCGATTCCCGCGGCGGGGCTGGAATCGGAGAAGCTGAAGACCACCGGAACCTGCGAGCCGCCCGCCGGAGGTGGCCCGAACTGCGCCGCGAAGGAGGTTGTGCTGCGCTGATCGAAGGTTATGCCGGTATAAGAAGCGCTGCGCGTGACCGTATCGGGATACTGGATCTGCAGGCTGGCTTTGAGCACCTGCACGGTGGTGCCATGAGGCAGCTCGGAGATATCGGTTCCGGAGCCCGCGGCCGTGTCGGTGGGGGAGTGAAAGCGCCAGCTTGATTGGCCGGTCGACTTGTTGAGATAGCTTTCGGCCCAGTAGATGGCTCCGCCCGAAGCGTGCGGGCTGCCGATGGGCGGGCTGATCCATGCAACGTCGTAAGGTTGCGTGCCGCGCAACTGCGACGACCCCACCGTGGGCGGGCTGATCGAGCTGAGCGTCTGCGAGAGCGCGTTGGGGCCGAGCGAGACGTTGATGAGCAGCGTGACATTGCCGGCGATGCCCGGATAGCTTCCCGTCCAGGTGATGGCTTCGGTTGCAGGCGGGCTGCCCGTTCCCGCCTGCTGCGCCCATGAGTATCCGTAGGGCACCGGCTGGTCGTCGAAAATTGCGAGATTGGGCGGAGCGATGGTGCCGGTGCTCGCATTCTGCGCCGTACTGGGCGAGTCGAAGATGCGGCTTACGTAGAGCAGGCTGCCGCCGTTGTCGAAGAACTCCCGCACCGACTGCGCGAGATAGTTGATGGTCTCCACGGACGCGCCGCCGGCTTGGTCGAACCGCAGCTCGTCCAGGCTGCCATACGTAGCGACGAAATCGTTCAAGCAGGTCAGCAGCGGCGGAGTGCCGGAGACCGGCCCGAAGCGCGTGGGCCCTACAAAGCCCGCAATGCTGGTGTTGACGCCTTCAATCGTCTGGGGGCCGCTGATTTCCTCGACGTATACGCCTGGCGAAAGGTACTGGGCCATTCTCTTTCTCCTTCCACTATGGCGGGGAGCTGCCCCGCGAGATGCTCAAAGTCCAAGTTGGCGATGGCGGGCTGCCGGCGCTGGAACTCAGCACGAGGTTCTGTCCGAGAACCAGCGTCTCCGTCAGCTGCAATTGAGGCGTGGCCGCATCGGTCCACAGGGTCGCGGCGGCCTGGGCGGTGAGAATGTCTTTCAAACTCGGCGTATCCGTCCAGGGCCATTGCGCGTTGGGGAATGCCGCGGCCGGATACGCAAGCTGATCGGGGCTGTACTGCGCGGTGATGGTTATGCTCCAGCTTTGCCCGGTAATATTGCCCTGCCCGCTGCCCGGCGGCGAGCCCAGCACCAGGCGCTGAATCACCGGATACGGCGCCAGCACCACGGCGCGGCCAGAGTCGTCGGCAATGCCCGTCCAAACCTCGGTCTCGCCGGCGATCTGCGCCTGCACCACCGCCCACGTGGCCGGCCGATTGGTATCGCGATCGAGCAGATCGGCATAGATGGCGCCCACTCCGGGCGGAACAGGCCGGCTTACCGCGGAGAACAGGTACACCAGACGCGGGTCGCTCGCTCGCTGCGCCACTCCCTGGACCAGGATGGCGCCCGTCTGATCGAGCGTGAACACCAGCACCGCAGGCAGATAGCGGCTGAGCAGATCCTGCACGGTTACCACATAGGAGAAAGTCTGCGCGGGCGGATTGTTGTTGGCGCTGGGATGCTCGGCTGCATAAAGGCCGGGAAGACCGAAGAACCCGTACACGCCCGAGCGCGTCAACACCGCGGAGAGTGCGGGCGCGCCCGAGCCGGCGAGGCGCAGGCTCACGGCCAGCCCATCTGTCACGGGCAGATCCTGCGTCAAATCCCAGAAACGCAGGCCCAGCGGCGTAAAGGTCTGCGAGGTCTCCAGAAAAGCCCCTGGACCGGGTGCCGGGTTTGCCAATGTTGTGCCCATCCAGATCCTTCAGTACTGCGCCACCGTCAGATCCCGATACTCCATAAACCGCTCCTGCACTGGCGCTCCGCCTGTTGCCGCCTCGGTGGACTCGATGCGCACCACACGCGCCACGTAAGGCACGGAGAGCTGGTAAACGTGCCGGATCATCACATCCCAGATATCGAACAGGTCTTCGGTGCTCAACTGCGCCAGCGCAATCTCAACGGTTTCTTCAGGAAAGAAAACGTCCGGTTTGTAGCTGTTTAACTGGCTGGCGTTAAGAATGGCGTTGTCTTCGAGCGTGCGCATCATCCAGCCGGCCAGTTCGTGCTGCAGCGAAGCGCTCTTCGCCCACGCGGTCAGCAGAAAGTGCAGCTCGAGCGGCAGCTTGGTTGGGCCGCGTTTGCCATTGGGCTGCACCCGGCCCGGAGGCGTGCGGTTCGTGCCGTCCTGAAAGATGCGGTAAAGCAAGAGCGAAATGCCTTCATCCATGGGGGTCAGGAAATCGTTGGCGACGTAGACCTGAAAATCGAGCGTGGTGTTGTTGAACTGTGTGGGATCGTAGCTCGCGCGCAACAGCCGGATAATCGCTTCGGTGGTTGCGGCAATAGCTGAGGTTGTCGCCATCGATTCCTTTGTCCTTAGTAGCCTGTGGTCAAAGTCCAGTTTTGGGGCGCGACTCGTAGGTCTGGGCTTTTTAGCCCGGACCGCCGCAAAGGCTCCATAATCAATGCGGCTTTAGCCGCTGAGGGATGGTTTTCCCAAAATTCGCAACTTCCACCAACCGCTGTTAGTAGCTCAAGTTTTTTCCAGCGGCCGCGGTCACGTCTCGCTCACCTCGTTATGCCGCCCCATCAATTCACTTTCCGCAAACGGAACCGCGCCTGATCGCCCGAGCCCATCTGCTCCAGAACTCCCTCCGCCGTTAAGTGGCGCAGCACTCTCTCCAGCACTTCCAGATCGACGCGTACCCTCTGACGCATCAACCACCACTCGGCGATTCCTTCCAGCGTGTCCATGGCTTGCGGATGTTCGGCGAGGTACTGGCGGATGGCTTCTCCCAGCTCCGGCTCGCACCACGTCCTGGAATTCGATCCAGCCACGCTGCCTTTCCCCGATGGTCGAATGCAACCGCATGGCCAAGTCGGAAACCCGTGCGAAACGCCCATAAATGCCGCAAATGTTGGAGAAACATGCGATGATTCGCACGCCGACTGGGTGGAAAGACCCCGGGCAAACGCCGGCTTCTCGTGTTCGTTTCTCGCCGGCTAGCCTGTATGCACTTTCATCGAAAGAGCTTTGATTCGCGTGGGCAGGTTTCCCCGCGGGTCGGGGGATTTTCACCTCACCGCGCCCCGTGTTTTCGATAAAGGCGCGAATGCCGCGGGAAAGCAGGGAGCGGCGGCATGGTATTCGCGCCCGTCTTCGCTTGATGTGGACACTTGCCGAAAGGAATTGACCGCGCTTATACGCCCGGCCCCGCCGGCGAGCGAAATCCCTTGGCGTCGAGGCTGTGCTTCTTGAGCAGCTTACCCAGGTCGCTGCGGTCTTTACCGGCAATGCGCGCCGCCTGGCTGATGTTGCCCGTCTGGTCCGCCATCAGCCGGCTCAGGTAGTCGCGCTCGAAGGCCTCGATGGCCTTGCGCTTGGCTGCCTGGAAGGAGAGCGCTCTCGGCTCGGCAACCGAGGCCTGCGCCTTATCTGCCGGCGCGTGCAAAGCCAGGTCCGCCGTTTCGATGGCGTCGCCCTCGCTCAGGTGAATGGCGCGAAGAATTGCGCTCTCCAGTTCGCGCACGTTGCCCGGCCAGTCCCAGTCCATCAGCGCAGCGCAGGCCTCGGTCGAGAGCTTCAGCTCGGGCCGGTGCGCCTTGCCGTGTTTCTCAACGAAATGCGCGGCCAGCGCCAGAATATCCTCTTTACGCTCGCGTAGCGGCGGCAGATTCACGGTAAAGATGCAGAGCCGGTAGTAAAGGTCGGCGCGGAAGCTCGAGGCGCGCACCAGATGATCGAGTTGCGCGTTGGTCGCCGCTACCACGCGCACATCTGCTTCGCGCTCCACGCTCGAGCCCACGGCGCGAAAGCGCTTGTCCTGCAACACGCGCAGCAAATCCACCTGCGCCTTGGCCGAAAGCGTGTCCACCTCATCTAGAAACAGCGTGCCCTTCTTTGCTTCGGCGATCAGGCCTTCGCGCCGAGTATGCGCTCCCGTAAACGCGCCGCGCTCATGGCCGAACAGCTCGTCCTCGAGCAGCGTGTCCGGCAGCGAGCCGCAGTTCAACGCCACAAAGGGATAGGCCGCGCGGCTGCTGAGGTAATGAATCGCGCGCGCCACCAGCTCTTTGCCCGTGCCCGTTTCGCCTCGGATGAGGACGGTAGCCTCGCTCTTCGACATGGCCGGGAGCTGCGCGATGGCTTTCAGGAAACTTGGGGCCCGACCCACCAGCTTGGCGAGCGCTCCCGAATCGCGCAGGCGATCCACCAAGGTCTCCATCGTTCCTCCAGCCTGCAGATAAGTTCAGTGAAACGCTGTATCCGCCCGGCCAACACGGCTCAAAAAGCTAGCGGTGCTTATTGGGGTGTGTGCAGCCGGAGCCCCGATGCAGCGGAGACAAGGCAGGCGCCAGTCTCGCCATGCCCCGGAGCCCCAAAGAAATTGGCACCCGGCCCGCGTTGCGGCAGCGGAGACAGCGGGCCGGAAAGAAAGACTGACCCACTAGACGGCCTGATCGGGGTACGCAAACGAAAGGCCTCTGGGGAAGCGCGCCGTTCAGGGCAATACTATACTCATCCATCCGCGAGCGCGCAAGCAGGAGTTTTGGAGCTGCGCATCGGGTAGTGAAGCTCGGCCTGTGGAAATCTCTCTGTCGGCAAGGATTTTTCTCCTCTGTTCCGATGCCGGCTATCGGCGCCTAACCTGAATGCTGTCGCAAGGAACGATATCGAGAGGTAAGGTTTCGATGCCAGGCCATTGCCCCGTTTCGTTTCCCACTTTGAAGTAATAGTCGGCCAACGCTTGGCCGGAGTCGCCCACGACAGCCACGAAGAGTACGCGTTTTTCCCCCGTTTTCCCTCCGAGCCTGCATTGGGGTGCAGACCATCTTTTATCGGTCTCGTCAAAGAGGGGCCGGCGCTTGAACGAATTCACCCCGCTTCTCAAAGACCGTTCGATTATCCAAACGCTCTTATCCGGAGGTCGATTCTTAAACGTCCCGAAGACTCCAACATATTCCTTAACATCAGAGGCATTGACGGGCGAGAATATCTTCAACCCATAGCCCTCCGCGAGAGCAGCTAGGTTCGAACTCCGGCTTGGAGCCCGCAAGATTAGAAACCCTCCGAATCCCGCCACGAGTGTCCCCGCCGCACCCGAGGCAAATCTCCACCCCGGTTCTGCGACTTTCAATGACAGCTGAGGGAGACCACCAGCCGCCCCGATCACAACAAGTAGCACCCCGATCACTACTACGGCCAACGGTGTGTTCTTGACCAGAGAATTCAGAAGTTTTTCCATGTGCGCTCAACACCCCGCAAACCGACGTCGTTCCGGGCCCTCGGGATGCGCCATCGAGGTCAGGACCCAGAGTCTTTCGCACTTTTCGTCTTCCCTTGAACCCAGGAAAGTTGCTAGGTTGCCCGATTTGGAAACGATCGACAGCTTTGCACGTCCTTTCTGGATAAAGAAACGGAATCGGCTTTGTCTCCCTGAGAGAAGAGGGCCTCGGCTTTTCGAAGTTCAACGATCCTTCGTCCAATCCCTGCATTGGCCAAGAACTCAGTTGGGCTAAACGCGGATTTTTGGAACCTTTTCATCGGAGAAACCTTCCTGCGCGCAAGCGTCCGTCTCGCCCGGCTATTTGCCTCGGGTAACCGAGCCATCCGGACCTTTTTCCAGTCTGGCAAGACTCTGAAATTCTGGGTGCCAAGCGACCTCTTTGAACGCATAATCGCCAATGCGCTCACCGACGACAGCACGTGGGCCAGATGGCCGAATAGTCGGCTTGTCGGACACGTGCTTTTCCGTTCTCGATTGGGAAATGACAGGCGCTCATCGAGAGCCGGGCGACGATGGAAGGAATTGGCCTGAGAGCGGGGAACTCTCATTGAGATTAGCCGGCGGAGGAGGCTTCACCAATCTGGCGCTCCGCGTCTCGACCTGACGGGGCGAGAGAAGAGATTACATATAGCTTTGCGGTGGACCTATGAAGCCGACTTCCTTCCCGCATTGCCCCGGCATGAGCCGGGCAGGATGCTGTTAACCGAAGGGTTCCTCATCCAGCCTTCTGGGCGCTGAACGGCTGGAAGGGAACTAACCATTCTGCACTTCGGCCTCGCATTCACCACGTGATGCGAGGAATCTTATTGGCAGTTTCAATGACTTTGTTCCTGGATACACTGCGGGCGATTGCGGTCCGCTGCGAGGCCCGGTCCTATTAGAGTCATTGAAAGACAAGGTTTTATTCGAACTTTAGCGGTAAATTGCTTGTCGCAACAGGGCGGCTGAAAACACATTCGCGTCAGGGGAATTCAAGGCCGAGACTGCTCCCTTGAAAGTGGTGGAAAATAGATTGAGGGCGCGAGACGAGCGATAGAATTATTGTAGTGTACGTTCATTAAGGAGTCGGGAATCGTGTTCTTCCAATTTTCGTGTGTCGGGCGGCTGCGAAACAGATTCGGAATGCACGGAAGATGGTGTGCTGAATTGGGTGCTGTGTGATTTGCGGCTATGCCTAAACTATGCCCAAACGGCCCACAGAGACCCTCATGGAACCTCGCGGAACCGCACCGAGCGTCTTGGGAGGCTGATTTAAGTACATGAAAAGGAGGAGATTAAAGAGGGAGCAGGGAAGGGCCCGGATGGCGAAATTGGCAGACGCAGCGGACTCAAAATCCGCAAGATCTAATGAATGCCGTGCCACGAATCAAGACTTCTTCCTGAACGAGAGCCGACAGATCTGGTCGAGGCGCGCCAGACTGTGGGAAAGAGAAAGGGAAGCCCTACCACGCCGACATTGGCCTTCGTCCTTGATTGAACGATGCAATTCTGCCGTCTAGAGGCCGCTCAACGTAAACCCCGATCTGACCGGCGCAGGCATTCCGAAGCCCTTGGCGTTCTCAAGGAGCCTCATTCCCTTTAGCCTGATTTGTTTGGTACAATTTGAATCACGGGACATGGACAGATGTTCTGGGTTGCGGGTCGCCTGCAGCGGCATTGACGGCAAGATTTCATGCTGTCCATGCTGTCCATTAATCGCGGAATTCGGTTAGATTCCGTGGAAAACGTGGAAGCGGGAGAAAAGATAGACAGCAGCGATGGACAGCAAATTCTTGGACTTAGCGTAAGTCGAAGAAAAGAAAGAGGGGACGTAGCTCAGTTGGTTAGAGCGCTGCCCTGTCACGGCAGAGGTCGCGGGTTCGAGCCCCGTCGTCCCCGCCATACAAAGCAAAGGACTTAAGCTTGTATGGCACCCACAGTGACAATCCACAATCCGATCCACAATTCACTGCACCAGGTGGCTTCCGAGTCCCACTGCACTCAGGAATGCACCTTGCGCTGCCTGTTTTTCGTCGCGATCATCCTGCGTGTAGAGGTTCATGGTCGTGCGGATATCGCTATGCCGCAACATACCTTGCACCGTCTTCGGATCGACCTTTCCCTTGTTCACGAGCCAGGTGCTTAAGCTGTGCCGAAGGTTGTGAAGACCGAAGCGCTGCCCCTTCGCGAGTACGACGCCAGCGCTGATTGCCGCCGGCCGCAGATGATCCTGCACGAACGTCGACGCCCAGATAGGTACTTTGCCGTCCTTGAGCAGCGACGGAAAGACGAAATCATCGACCTTCGAATGTGGGCTCTGCGCACGCCATTCCTTCAGATACTGCGCCAGTACCGGATGCATCGGCACATAGCCGTTTGAGGCCGCCGTCTTGGTCTCGCCGTCCTCCCCCTTCGCCCATCGCTTCGATATGCGGATTTGCCCGTCGCTCCACAGGATGTCCGACCAGCGCAGCGAGATGATCTCGGATGCGCGAAGCGCCGTGGCGGCGCAAGTCAGGACCAGCGTGTAATGCAGCGGGGTTGTCAGCTTATTGAGAATGGCTAGGGTTTGCTGCGGCGTGATAACGACTGCCTTGTAAAGGGATTGGGAACGCGTCTCGACATGCTCCACCGGATTCTTATCGACGCGCTCATGCAGGATGCCGACCTTATAGACCCGGAGCATGATGCCGCGGATCTTGGAGACCGTCGTCCAGGCCAGTCCATTAACAGTATGAAGCGACTTCATCCAACGCTGAATTTCCAGCGGTCGGATATCGCCAGCGAGCTCATTGCCCCAGCGGGCAATGAGGTAGTCCCGAACGTAATGCTCGACGATCGGGATAGTGTTGACCGACTTTTGGCGCACTGCATCGTCGCCAAAATCAGCCTTCAAATAAAATTCCGCGAGGGCTTCGAAGCGGATGCGAGTACCAGATTCTTCACTGTTGATACGAACGAGCAGCCCTAATCTGTCTACCTCACGCCAGGCAGCCTTCTCAGTAGCGAAATCCCTGAGAAGGCCAACTGGCAAGGTGTTTTCCTTGCGGCTGCCATCCGCTGTGTTGAGTCGGTAGCGAAGCATCCAAACATCTCCGCCCTTGCGGGACACGATTCTGAGTGATCCCCTCTGATATGCCATAACGTCTCATTTCAGTAGGGAACGCCTAATGATTGGATGATACGCCTGCTCGCCTTCAGGCGGTCGACGGGAATTCGTGCCCTGTTTGTGATCGATTGCTGCAGCGAGTTCCGAGAGGCGGAATACCCATGTCTTGCGCATTGCGCCAGTTCCGATAGGGTAGGCGCCGGTGATCCCGCGACGGGCGAGCTCCATTAAGAAACGCCGGCTAATTCCCATGAAATCAGCTGCTTCCTGGGCGGATACAAACGGTTCCGGTGCCAAGAAGAGCTTCGGCGTATCCGCTCGCGTGTTCAGCAATCGCTCAGAGTCTTGAAGATGTTGACTTGAAACTGCTACCGGGTTTGTCGCAGACATACAAAACTCCCCATCCTAGAGTCCGGCTCGGATAAGGCCGGCGAATGGGGGAATGTTGAGCTAGTTCGAGTATTCGGTCAAATCCTCTGTTTCAAATGGCATTTATTGGCGCAAAACGAGATCAATCAGGCGCCCCTTTGCACCAGAATGCATATGGAATTTGACCGAGTTCGAGAAGGGGCGCACGCTTCCATCGCTGTTGGAAATTCGGGTGGAATCTGGACTGAGCGTGTCTTCACTGCGGTCGAGCCGAATCGCATTGAATCCTTCACAACCACCCGCGGGAGGAAGCTGTGTTCGATTCAATCGTGGAGCTTACAGCCAAGCTTACGGCGACCGGCTACTTCATCGATCCGGTGATGATTAAGGTCGTCTATTTGGCGTCCAGGATGCAGAAGCCGCTCTTGCTCGAAGGGCCGGCGGGGTCAGGCAAGACGCAATTAGCCGTCTCGGTCGCCAAGGCCGCAGGGACGCATATCGAGCGGCTGCAGTGCTACCGGGGCGTGACCGAGGACCAAGCCATCGGGAAGTTCGACGAAGGGTTGCAAAGGCTCTATATGGAGTTCGCGCGCGGTGACCATGCGGACTGGCAGAGCGTGCAGGCGAACCTCAAAGGCCGCGACTTCTTCCGGGCGGGTCCGCTGATGCGCGCGCTCGAATGCGAGCGGCCGTGCGTTCTGCTCATTGACGAGTTGGACAAGGTGGACGAGGGTTTTGAGGCCATGCTGCTTGAAATCCTCTCCGCCTGGCAGTTGTCGATCCCTGAGTTCGGCACAGTCGAAGCCAAGAGCATTCCCTTCGTGGTGCTGACCAGCAACGAGGAACGCCGGTTGGGCGATCCCATCCGCCGGCGCAGCCTCTACGTGCGCGTCGAGCATCCTACGCCAGCCCGCGAAGCGGAGATCATCGCCAGCCGCACGCCAGACGCTGACGAGACG